GTCTCGGGCTGGAAGTGCAGGCACATTACCTGCGATTTGAGCTTGATGATTTCGGAGGCGTAAAGCGCAACGTCCTCCTGCATGGAGCGCAGTCTTAATCCCGCGTACTGGCCTTTGATTTGCTGCGCGGTCGCGGTTTCGCTGGCGAACGAGGTGCCTCGGATGATGTCCGAGATACCCGTGATTTCGTAGATTTGGCTCTTGATGTCCTCTCTAGCTCTATAGCAGTTAAGTAGCGCATTTGCGAGCGTGTCAAGCGGGAGGAGGTCAATGCTTCCTTTAAGGCCGCCCTTTTCGCTGAAAGCCATCCACTTATCAACTGGAATAAGCGCATTGTTGTCGCCCTCCGTGAGAAGCCGTTGCAGCGCAGGCTGGCTGGCGTCGTACACGCCACGCACTCGCAGCGCCTTCACCAACCCGTCAATGCGGTCGGAGAGGATGTCCAACTCCATCGCCTGATCTTGGTACAGCACGAAATCGGGAACGGGTACGAGCGTGTCGCTGGTCGTGGTCGCGTAAAGCGGCTTCGGGCAGGGGAAGAACCCCTCTAGCCCGAGCGGGTCATCGCGCACATCAATCATCTGCGGCATGCCCTTGCAGAACCAATAGACCTTTTGTGTCTCCTTGTCCCACAGCTCGCAAATCTTGGCGCGGTTGTACGTGCGCTTGCTCTCGTTGTACGCGTTGAGCGGCTCTGGCCCTTGGTCTAGCGGGATGCGGCGTGCCATTTCATCGCCAAACCGCTCCACAAGCGCCTCACGGGTCATGTAGACCCAGCGCCACACCTGCCCCACTTCTTCCCATGTGCGGGCCTGTGAGTGACCGAAATCGCGCCAATGCACGTAATCCACGACGGCGCACTCGTACTCAATCTGCTCCATCGGTTCGGACATTTCGCCCTGTTCAACCGTGGAGGTAACCGATACGCCGTCGTCATCAATGCCGATGGGCGAGGTGTGCGGCTCATAGCGCACCCATGCGCTGCCGCGACCGCCCAAGAACCGATCCTCCACGCTGTATTTCATCGTGGAACGGAAGTCGGGGTAATGCTCAATCTCAAAGTCAATCGCACGCTCAAGGAGCTGCGCGGCCACGCGGCCCACCGGGTCGTTGTCACCAAAGCGGCGGCTAATGTCAGCCTTTGGCAGTTTGGCGTAAACGGCAGGCGTCAACGTCTGCACGTTTGACCACAGGATGTTGAACTTGGCCGATTCGGTCAGCGTTTGCCCACGGGTGTCGTCGCGGTAACGCTTGACGATCTTCTTGACCCGCGCCGTCCACTTGGCAAATTCGTTGTCGTATTGCCCGACGATCTTGAGGTAGCGATCCACCTCGCTGCTGACCAACATCGGTTCCATTACGCTTTCCCCTCATTACGGGCGCTGATCGCTCGGGCCTTGGCCTTGGCGTCCTCTTTGCTGGATGCGCCCCAAGCACGCAGCGCAAGCGCAAGGCGTGTGGGTTCACCGTTCTTCGCCATCGGCCCCGGCATGTTGCCCATGCGGGCAAGGAAGCTGGCGCGGCGTGGGTTGTCGCCCTTCTTCACCGGAGGTTTGAGCGTGCCACCCGTCTCGGCTTTGTACGAAGCACGGCCCTTGGCGTTGAGGCCGCCCTTTGGGTTTTTGCCCTCGCTACGCTGCCACGCTGCGGTCATTTGTTCTCCGGCTTCGCGGTCTTGGCGGCTTGCTTGAAGTCAGCGGCGCTAGGGCGTCCTGCTTCGCCGGGGCGCTTCATACGCTCGCCGGAGCCAGCCTTGATCCGCTCCTGCTTGGCTAGGATGTTGGCATAAAGCCCGGGCTTACGGTTCATGCGGTGAAGAACCCGACAGCAAGAACAGCCAGCCCTGCGCCTGTCGTAATCGCCCACGGGCCGGAAGCCGAGGCGGCGTTGATCTCAAGGCTGTAGACGCCGACGGGCGTGTTGGCGGCCATCGTCAGCACCGTGGTGCTGCCATCCAGCACGCTCAACGTAGAGGTGCCGGTCGTCGTAACCGTGACCACGATGCGGTGCAGGTAATCGCCTACCGCGCCCGTTCCACCCAATACCTGCGCGGTCTGGGAGGCGGCCACAGTCTCGTAAGGGTATCTGTTCGGTGACGTAATGCTCATATCCGCGCTCTCCGCGAGGTTGTCCGATCATGCACCGCCCACATGTCGTTGAGTGTGACGGTGTTCTGTGGGCCGACCATGAGCGGTTTAGGCTCAAGGGCCGGGGTCTTGTCAGCAGTCTCTTGCCATGATACCGCAAGCATACGGAAAGCGTCAGCCGGGTGGCTAGTCCAATCGTGGCGCGGTGACTGACGATAGGCTTTTTTGTCCTCGTCGTACTCGCGCTGGTACTGACGCAGCGCCTCTATGCCATCGCGGCATTTCTCGGCGTCAAACCAAATGCGCGGCAGCGTCATGCGCACCGCTTGTATGCCTGACTGCACGCCAATGTCGGGAACGACGGCGAGTTTGGCGACATCCAGATGCACCGCGAGCTGCTCAATGATGCTCTTACCCGTTTGCAGGCTTTTGGCTTTGGCGTCGTGCGGCAGGTAGTGGCGGGCGTAGCGGTAAGGCTTTGCCATCACCGTTGTGGCGATGTCGTAGATGTCAGCACCCGACACCGCAAAGAAGTCTATGACGCGGATTTCCCCGCGCCCGATCTGGTAGAACCATATCGCCGTATCGTCCCGATACCCCAAGTCCCAGCTGCTATAGACAGGCAGGTTGGGGTCGTATGGCACTTGGCAGATGCGGCCTTGTTGGTCAGCCTCACGCATTTCCTTGCCGTAAAAAGCGCCGAGGATGGCAGCCTCAAAACTGCACTCGTACTCCTGCAAATACTGATCCTCGGCCAATTGCGCCCGGGCGGCGGCTAGTTCGCCGCTAGGGAGAAGCCCGCTGCTGGAGGCGGGGAGGCGCAGCAGGAACCACTCGCCAGAAAGACGAGCAGCGGTTTCATAAATCTCCCAAAAGGCATTCTTGCCTTTGGGCGTACCGCCAAACACCGCCCAGCCTTGTTTGTCGGAGAGGGCAGGGCGTATGACGTTGCCGAATACGCTGGGTTTGAAGTCACCGTATTCGTCCATGTACACGCCAGAGAAACCGAGGCCACGCATGGCATCCGCGTTGTCGGCACCGTAGAGGCGTATCTGACTGCCGTTGATCAGCGTGATCGTTAGCTCTTGTTCGTTCTTAGACTGCGTGACGCTTTGCGCAAACTCTTGGAAGTATTGCCATGCGACCGCTTTGGCTTGACTGCGGTAGGGGGCAATGTACGCGAATAGCCCCCGATCCCCTTGGTAGGTAATAGCAGCTCGGATGATGTCGTTGACGGCGGCGACTGTCTTGCCAGCGCGACGATGGGCGACGAGACAGGCCCAGCGTTGCGTTCGGTTGTGGAACGGCAGGAACGCCTTGCGTGGGCGGTACGGTATGACTACTCGGGAGCCATCCAACTGACTTCTACCTTGATCTTGTCGCCGTTGTTGCCCGTGTGTTCGTGTCGGGCGAGCTTCGGCACATGGTATTCAAGGAGGCTTGTAAAGCAATCAAAGGCGGCTTGCGGCCCTTTGTCCTCCGCAATTTGATCTAACCATCCCTGCAATCGGTCAGCGTTGCCATCCACAAACAACGCAATCGCCTCTCTTGCTTGCGCTGTGGATTTGTTGGGGACGCCTTTTCGGCTGCCGCCACCTGTTTTGATTCCTTTCGCCATCGCAGATTATCTCACTTTGCGAACAATGACATCTTGTGGAGGTACATCGTAAGACTTCAATGGGAATGTAGCGCGGCGTTCTTCGGGCGTCATTTTGCGCCGAGTTTCAACAGCCCTTGCCTCAACTTCTCCAGCAGTACGCGCATATTGCGTGTATTTGTCTGGGTATTTTTTCAATTTGTCGTTGGCTTGTTGCCATTCCGCAACTAAACGCCCTAATTGCTCATCACTTTCAGCGTATTTCTCAACTTTTTTAAACGTATCTGGGCGGTTCAAGTTGAGGACTTTGCCCTCTGCTACTGGGTAACCTAATTCCCGCATTTTGTTGGCAATCGCCATTTCCCGCATTGACCGCGAAAAAACGACATCGCGCAAATTTGCTGGAATTTTCTTGTCCTTAAATTCTGCGGGGTTTGCCCCTCGCTGGAAGCCTTCCCGGCGTTGAATAGCGTGTTGCATTTCGTGCAATGCCGTAGACGCTAACGCTTCCTCATCTGGGCCGCGCACTACCATTGCCTCGCCAAGCACCTTCGGCCCATCCTCTGTTTGGATGTGCGTCACCTCATACGATCCACGCGCTTTCGGCTCGCGCAATCCAAATTGTTGAATTTTGGCAAGGTCTGGATACGCCTCAAGAAGCTCTGGGTGCTCAAGCGCCATTTGTGCAAGCCGTTGTTCGGATGGCGGCACATGCGTGTAAACGCCTTTTGCGCCAACATCGCTAATTTCTTGTCGCCATTCCTTGTCTGGTGCTCGGAACGTTCCAGTTTCCCGCCAAATTGTTTCTGGATCAACGCCATAAGCTTCCATTGCCAAAGCGCGATCTGCTTGTTTTTCGTCCCACGTTTTTGCGGTTTTGCCGATAAAGATTTCAGCGCGGGTCGGGTCATAACGCTTCAGCAGCCCTGCGAGCCGCCCACCGGGGATAGCACCCATACTCGCCATCGCCATGCCTGCGGGGTCATTAGCGCGTCTGGCGCGTTCTACGTCACGGGCGGCAAGTGCCTGCCCTACGCCCGGAATGAAACTGGCTCCCGTCTCTACGGCAATGTCAGCCAAGTCTTGCTCTTGAGGGTCAAGCGAGGTGGCCCGCTGAAAACGCCCGCGTAAGTCTGCTTTGTCTTGCAGGTAACGCAGCGCAGCAGCAACCTGTTCGCGGCGCATCGCCATTTACTTAAACCGCTCCAACTTGTACGACAACGAGGCAATCTCGCCCACGATCTCGTCAATGATGTTCTGCAAGTCGGTGTCTTTCGGCAGGTCGCCTCGGATGCCCTTCACGAACGTCAGCAGGCTGTTGGCGTAGTCGGCGGCATCCTTCTGCACCTTGAAACCGTCTGGATAATCGTCCAACGGGATGATGCCGTGATGCCCTTGATACGCCTCGGCGTACTTGTCGGCCAACCCCACGATGTTCTCGTAGTAATGGCCGAGGGCTTTGTGGGCGGCATAACTTGCCGTCTGCAAATGTAGGAAATGCGCGGCGGTGCTGCTATGCAGCAATACCCCGACAAACTCGGCAGCGTCTTTATGCGACATAGAACCTCCGCATTGCGAGGGTAATGGGAGGCTACTGGCTCGTCAACCGCACGACGCTGTGCGGGACGACCATAGCGAGCGTGGATTCATCGGGCAGCCCGTGCTTTTCCAACAAGTCCTTTTCGGCGGGATACACCAGCATTGCCCCCTCGTACTGAAACATTTGCGCGTTGGCGACACCCTTTTCCACGCCCTCAAAGTCATCCAGCAGCACGACCGTGTTGCCGTGGGCGATCTCTGCCATCAACCGGATGTCTCGCGGGGTCAGCCTGCCGTCCAGAAATATCAGATCAGCCTTGATCTTGTTTTTCAACATGTCCTCAAACATCTCTGTGCTGCCTTTCATCGGGTACTGGTTGACCTTAAAGGGCAGCTTGATTTCGTTGCTATGGTCACAGGTGTAGACCGTCGCCCCGCTAGATACGAGCGCGAGCGTGGATTTGCCGATGTAAGTGCCAACCTCCGCGACCACCTTTGGCTTTAACGCCTGCACGACGCTGTAGAGACACCAGAACGCTGAGAGGCTGATGCTGCCCGTCGGTGCCTGTGCCGTCGTGCGTAGCGCATCCAACATATTGAGCTGATCCACCCACGGAATTTTCGGCTGGCTCACCGTGTTTTCCAGCAGCGTTTCCCAAATGATGCGGCTCGTTCTTTTGCGATTTAAATTAATCATGCTAATTTCTCCCTATGTCAACCTTCGTCTTTTTCCACGTTGGCACCGATCTTTCAATGCCAACGGCTATGGTGGCGTCGCTTCGGAAACACAATCCCGGCGCTGAAATCATCCAAGTTACCGACAACGCGACCCCCACCGTCCCGGGCGTCACATGGGCGCACCCGACAAGCGGTGACCCCGCGCATCTGATGCTCTGGCGCACGCAAGCCTTTGCAGCGTTGCAGCTCGCCCAGCCTGCGCTTTACATGGACACCGATATGCTGGTGCGCAAGCCAATTCACCCCGAGTTGCTCTTGGGCGAGGGGATCATCGCGGTCTGCCGACGCACGTTCATGCGCGATGCCATCTTCAACGTCCACCAGCGCGGTCAGGACTACTCTGAGTATGCGGGCAAGACGTTGGATCAGATTTACCCGTACCTCGGCTGCGCGACCATCACCCCCGATGCGGGCGTGTGGGTCAATTTGGCCGAGCGGTACGCCGCCCTGCCTGACAAGTTCAAAGCGTGGTACGGCGATCAGGAGGTTTTGCGGGATTACGTCAACAGCCTCTCGCCGCTTTTTGTGCGCAAGCTGGACGAGTACCGTTATGCCTGTCTGCCGGAGCATTTTGCCGAGTTCCCCTCGCCCGTCATCGCCCATTACAAAGGCAAGCGCAAAGCACAGATGTTCACCGACGCTGCTCTGGCTTGATGGCATCGTCGTATAACGCCCAGAGATCGCGTATAGCGGCCTCTGCGTCACGGGCGACGTAATACTCGCCCCTGCCGTCAAACACGCGCTTAAAGGCTTCCTGCGCTTCACGCAACTTGCCCTTGGGCATTTTGATTTCTACCCAGCACACCCATGAAGTGCCATCAGGTAGGTCACGCAGCACCAGTTTGTCGGGAATGCCTTGCCCTGCATTACCGTAATCCACGACCGTAAACCCGGCCTTGCGTAATGCCTCGGTGATGATGGCGTCGTTGCCGTCACGGCGGGCAGCGTGTCTCATCGCTTCTTTAACACCCACATTTGCGGGTAGTAATACATTTCGCTGAACGTCCCGGCCTTGCCATCCACCATGCGAGAAAGTTCGTCAAAGAGCGACAGGATCAAGCGGCGGTCGTTCGGTTTGTTGTCCCCAAAGTGTTTATTGAACTTGGCGGCATATTCGGGGCTGTAAGTACAGCTCATGTCCTCAATGACGTAATAACCGCCCGAGCGCAACCAGTTCTGGCAATGCACTAGCGTTCCCACGATGTCCTCGGCAATGTGGCTACCGTCGTCCACAAAAAGGTCGTAATTGCGCCGCTCTACTGTACGAGCGTCGGCAATGGTGATTTTGACGTTTGGCAGGTCTTTGCAGAGGTTTGCGCACTCAGGGCGTATGTCAAAACCCTCAATGTCGCTGGCCGGCAAGTAATTCGCCCA